AAACTTGAGCCGTAGTATAAGGAATATTGGCAGATGTCCATGCGGTTACAAAATCTGATGCATCTAAAGTTCCAGAACTTGGCATTGTAACTGTATATGATACACTTAAACTTGCTGAACTTGGAGTACTAACATAAACTTCAAATGTTGCATTATTTGCAAATGTTGGTGCGGTATTTGTTCCAACAAATACAGCTTCTCCAATACTTGAACGTTCAAACAATTGTAATGGTGATGAATTTGTCTCTTCATCAAAATCATACTGAGCGTATATTGATCCAGCGGGAATTGCTTGTCCACCAGAAGAATCTAATGAATTACTAATAACCCAATCACTAGTAGATAGTGGGCAACTCTTAGCAGAGAATGTAGCAGTAGATGCGCTATATTTACTAATAACAATGTTAGTACCTAAATTTGGAGAGTTTGTTTTAACCCAAACTGATCCTGTTGGATGAGGTTGACTATCAGTTGACTTCCATAATGGTTGTTGAGCATTGGTACCATAAACAAGTTTTGGAGAGTAATATGTCTTTGCAGTAATTCCCAAACTTGTTAATGTCGCCGAAGTGCTTCCACTTCCAATAATTACAGTTGATCCATTATCTTGAAATATTTGTAATCTTCCATCAATATTTAGAGCTGTAACACCTAAAATATTGGCCCCGTTAATTTCCCCAACAACACCATCAACTGTGTTATTTGGACTCACTGGAACTGTTACAGTATTACTATTGATTATAATACTTCCCGCAGTTACTGTTACTGGAGTAGCAGTACCCTGAACTGTTGGCCAACTATTTTTCCAAGAGTGACCCCCAAGAACAACCCATTCATTATTTGAATTTTTAAACCAATAAGTATAATAACTTGATGGAGATCCATACTGTTCTGTCAATACCATAGCGTAATCGCCAATATTTCCAATATATTGTTGTGGTTGACCATCAGAACTAGCAACGTCAGCCACATCTTCAATAACGATTGGACTAATTACAGAGAATGTTCCTGTTGCCGAATTGAATTGAAACATACCCCATGTACTGGTAGTTGTATTCAACCAATAAGATCCATCTACTGGAGGTGCACTTGGACGTCCAGTTTGACCAATATAATCAGCTAAGTTAATATTGGCACGAATTACATAACATAGATTACTTGTTCCAAGAACTGAATAAGCGGCAAATAAACCGTATTCATTTAGTTCATAACCTTGAATTGCTGTTCCATCAGTTGTCTTATAGAAAAATGGTGTTCCAAAGAAACTTACCAAATCACGTTGACTTGTGACTCTGTATAGTTTATTAGCATTGGCAGCCAATGTTCCGGGAGCAATTGCTGTTCCAGAAGGATCAGGTTTGTTTTGTGCGGTTGCCATGATAATAAGTGGAACCGATGCTGGTGGTGCAGGTAAGTATTGACTTTGGTCAATAATGGTGATTTCTACACCAGGCGATTCTAGAGCCATTGTTTTCTCCTAAAATTTAGTATTACAACGATTAAATGTCAGCACTATGCGTGACAGTTTCATAATAATATTTATCTAAATTTAGAAAAAGTACTCTGTTACTGATCTCTACTAGTAGAGTTACTTTTCAAAGTAACATAAATAGTCATTATGAATAGACCGTTATGTACTGTTTGTAATAAATTACCAAGAGCAGCCGCCTATTATCGTAATGATAAACGATATTATCGCAGTCGTTGTGAAAGTTGTATCAGAAAAAATAAACAACTAAAAGCCGCTGATCCTCGTTGGAAGATTCGCGGCTATAAAAAGAAAACACATTGTGATCTTTGTAATTTTAAAGCTAGATATACTAATCAAATTCTAGTTCATCATATTGATGGTAACTTAAATAATTGTGAATTAATCAATTTACGTTCAATATGTTTAAACTGTGTTGAAGTTGTTAAACGAAATAATACTACTTGGAAAATAGGGGATTTAACAGTTGATTAATTTGACTATATAAGTCATCTATTGTACCATCATTATCTAAAATAGCATCAAAATTAGTACCTATCCAAGAAGTTTCACTAACATGAATTTTATAATTATCTAAAAATGATTTGTTACTTGCCCATGATAAGTTTTTAGTAGGTCCCTTATTCACTATTTCAGCTGCATGATACCATTCTGGATCAGGTCCACGATGAGTTCTGATAACCATACCACCCGCATCTTTAATAGATTTTATTTCATTAGGAAATCTTACATCTGAGATTACAACATTATCTGATATCGTGGCAAGTTTATATTCTACGCTATGAATCCAAATATTGTCGTGAAAGGCTTTACGTGCCACTTCTGTTCCCCAATATTGTAGAACCCAACGTGGAGTTAAATGTGGCATATTGAGCTTATTTGCCCACCACTTATCTACCTTCTCTCTCCAATCTCTACTTTCTGTGGTTCTACCCTCAAGTAGTTCACGATCCCAGCCAAATATAGCAGAGACAGCATCTTTTAATGTACCAGCGAAACTTATTCTTCTGAATCCGTGTACGTTTACTAGATAATCAGCAACAGTATCTTTCCCGCTACCCTGAAATCCACATACACCTACTATAATCTTATTTGACACAGTATCTCCACAATGAAATATTATTGTAATACTATGTTAATGATTAGTCAAGTGTCGGATTATCCAATTACCCAAGATAGTGGTTCAGAACCATCTACATAGGCTTTGAGTTCATCAATTAGAGCAACTTGTAATGCCGCACCTTCGGCTTTCATGGCAGCACCATTCAATGTTGTTCCACCCTGCGGACCAGCTATTGTACCAAATTTTTCACGAGCTTCACCAATGGTAAGTTTACATTGGGCTAATGTCCAACTTGTAATCCAATTACCAATATTAGGGTCTTGAAGTAATGTAATTTCTGGCTTCATATTGTCAGTCCACAATAGAATTCTTTCACCAGTACCTTTAAAATCACGAACAAATTGAATCTCTTTTGTTACTGGATTAAATGTATAGATAACATATCCACCAAACATACGTGCAGCTAATTCAACATATTGTGCATAAAAGTCATATGTGGCTAATCCACCAGCATAATTGTAGTTTAACAAATATGTATTTAAAATCGCTGATGAAAATGGATCAAATGATGTAGCACTTGGTCCAGTTTCTAATCCAACAGTTCTACGAAATGCTTGTCTAACTCTAGTTACTTCTTGTGGTAAAATATAGGAATTTTGATTGGCTTGAACTTCTAATAACATATATGATTCTTCATATGCATTTTGACCACGTTGACGATATGTAGAAATAGCATAGCGATAAGCAGCCTCGTAGTGTTCAGGATCTAATTCTAGATCAATAATACCATCACCAAGACGATATCTGATACTATTAAATAATTGTTGTTTTAATTCTACGAGATTAGCCATAAAAATACCCTATCATAAGATAGAGTATTTATCAAATATTAAGTTGAATCAATAAGCTTTCAGAATAATTAAATTATCACTAGTACGACCATTGGGTTGAGCCTGTACAGCATTAATCTCGGCAAAAACTTTACGACTTGAAGGTTTTCCACCAGACATTAATTTCTTTAGAATCTCGGCTGGTTTACGTAGAGTTTTAACTCCACTTTTCATAGAATCATACCCAATAATAGTTGTACCTTTGATTCCAAGAGTACCAATATGATCATCAGCAATGTAATAATGAAGTTTACGTTTGGCAGTATCATATGCCCATACTTCTGTGGCATTAATAATCTTACTAGGATGAACACTGACAAGTTTAAGTGTTTCTTCTGACTTCTGATACTTCATTTTTGAAGCTTGTTTCTCTGGAGAAACTGGTTTACGAGCACGAACTGCTTTTGATGCCTTTTTAACCGAAACATAACTACTTAAACTAGCCAATACGGCTTCACAAAACTTAATAACTGCCTTGATTTGTGTTTTAGTATAATGAGAATAGGCTTCATTGAGTTGTTTGTCTTTTCCCGTTTGTACTTCTTGAAACTCAGCCAATTTACGCTTCCATACATCAGTCAAAATAGACATATGTTGTGGCATAATATTACGTTCAGTTAACATTCCAACACTATTAACGTCAATATTAACAGGTTTTGCACCAAGAATAATGAAATCGTCTAACCAACCTTCAATTTCTCCCGCAACTTCACGAGTACGCTCACGCATAATTTCTTGAATGTTTGGGCGATTTGATGAAATCGTTTCTACAACTTGTGGTGCAGTGGGACTAACTACTTTTGGTTTTGAGATTGATTCAATCAAGCGATTTAATTCATTAGTCAAACGAGTAGTTTCTTCAGTTGAAAGATTTAACCCACGCATGTACATACGTGCCAACCAACCTAATGTTGGCATAATTTCACGTTCTTCCACTTTACTTAATAATTTGGAAAGTTCTTTTCTATCAGTTTTTTCGGCATAATCAATTAAAAAATCTTTAGAATTTTTAACACTACAGAAACGACTATACCAATTAAATGACATTCCTAATGCCAAAGACCGATTATCTGAATCGGGTTGTGTCACAAACATAGGTTCTGTGCCATAATACTGAGTATCAGCGTCTTTTGGCTTAAAATCCGAAACAATTGTTCGTTCAGTAGACGCTAAGACTTTTTTAGTAGATGCTAAAACTTTTTTAGTAGATTTTGTGGCCATTTTATTCTCAAATTTAAGTAACAAAGTACATTATACTATAAACGGTATTTATTGTCAAACGTTTTTGGATAAATACTTAACTATGCCAAGACTCAGCCTATATCGTCCAACCCAATCAAATGATTATTCATTTTTTGATAAAACAATCAAAGAGATGTATACTGTCGGTGCAACTGATCTTTACATACACAAATATTTAGGCACCAATAATCCGGTTAATAATGACGCTACATTGCCTACCTATGATAGTACTAATCCTACAAATATTCAAGATTTACTATTCTTAGAAAACCGTGATCGTAAGTATGATAATAATATTTATAGATTACGTGGACATTATAATGTCCAGAATTTAGACTTTGATCTAAGTCAATTTGGTTTATTTTTAACCAGTGATGTTATTTTCATTACCGTTCATTATAATCAAATGATTGATATCATTGGACGTAAATTAATGGTTGGTGATGTATTTGAATTACCACATTTAATAGATTATCATCCGCTTAATGATACAATACCAATTGGTTTACGTAGATATTATCAAGTAACTGATTCAAATTATGCCAGCGAAGGTTTTAGTGCCACTTGGTTCCCACATATGTGGAGAATTAAATGTGAACCATTGGTCAATAGTCAAGAATTTAATGATATTCTTAAAGATCCAATTAACAAAGATAATTATATTGGTGATTGGGATTCAACTACTTCATATGAAGTTGGATATACAGTAACATATGGTGATAAAATTTATACTCCAATAAGATCAGTACCGGCAGGAGTTAGTCCTCCAGATCCATCGTTTTGGGCTGTCAGTGATGAACAAAATTTAATAGATATTATATCTACTTACAATAAGAATATATCTATTAACAATGCCGTTATAGAAGAAGCTAAACGTGTATTACCAAAAAGCGGATATGACTTGAGTAATTTATATATTGTTCCAACATATATTGATAATCAACCAGCACCACCAATTAATGTTGTAGTACCATTTAATACAAATTCAAATATTGTGGCAGCTTCATTAAAGATTGTTAGAAATCCAATGTATCTTAATGCTAGTCCAGTTCTTAGATTAAATCCAGTTGCAAAAAAGGCATTTAAAGCGTTTAATGTACTATCTCTTCAAATTGGAACAATAACACCAAAACTTAGTGAAACAGGTAGTGGTTTAGTACATTCAGATATGGCACTAATTACTGCTACCATATCTGAGAACATTACTGGCCCGTATGGTACAGCAGATAATACTTATGCCGAAGCAGATCAGTATGTTAATTCAACATTAAAGAATTTATTGGCTGTACCAGCCAATAGTTATAGAGTTACAATTCAAGGTATATTAGATAATGATGTAAGTATTGGGTTGGTTATAAGAGCCACAGTGTTTAGTGCTAATGGTACATCAACTAGTGTATGGCCTAGTAATACTACAATTGTTGCCGTTGATTCAGATACAAACACATTAGTAGTTAGTAATCCTACTGGGGTTATTATACCAGTTGGAACTTCAATTGAAGTTAGTTATAATTTTACTGGTACTGTAACTCCAGTAATGGATTATAGAGCCGATGCTGATCCACAATTTAGTTATATTGCAAGAAGAAGTCCTCGTGACTTTGGATGGGTTAATGGATACTTAACTGGTGATGATCAAGCTCCAAATGGAGAACCATATCAATCAGGAATTGTATTTCCAGCTACACCTTCAATTGGACAATATTTCTTACGTATAGATTATCTACCACAACAATTGTATAGATATGATGGATCTATGTGGGTTCACATTAGTTCAAATGTCAGAACTGATACTGCATTTAGTGACACAGATCAAAGTCTATTATCTGGATTTATCAATAATGATGCGGTTACTATGACAAGTACAGGTCAAACTGTACCACAACAACAAAGCCTATCAAATGTCTTACGTATACAACCAGACTGATTTATAGTTTAGTTGATATCGTCTGATAAATATTAACATCTCTAGGAAATTTTAATGGCAGCTTACTTTTATGACGAACAAATAAAGCGTTTTTTATTACAATTTGCACGCATATTCAGCGAATGGAGTGTGACTTTTGGCACCGATCCAGCTGGTAATACAATTTATCATAGAGTACCTATTATATATGGTGATGGTAGTCGTCAAGCCGCCACTATTATCGCTAATAACTCGGCAAGTAATATGCCTAGTGCTCCTCAAATTGTTTATTATATTTCTGGTCTAGAATATGATCAAACTAGAACACAAGATCCAACATTTGTAGATGTAACAAGTGTCAGACAACGTGCTTTTAATCAAGAAACTGGAGAATATGAAACTGTACAAGGTAATGCATTTACAGTAGAACGCTTAATGCCTGTGCCATATACTCTCAGAGTCACTGTAGACTTTTGGACTACTAACTATCAACAAAAACTTGAATTAATTGAACAAATGGCTGTATTGTTTAACCCAAGTTTAGAAATACAAAGCACAGATAACTTTTTAGATTGGACCAGTTTAAGTGTAGTATATCAAGATGGTCTTACATTTACTAGCAGAGCAATACCAATTGGAACTGGTAATCCCATTGATGTATTGACTTGGAAATTTTACATGCCAATTTGGATCAGTGCTTCAGTTAAAGTTAAAAAACTTGGAATCATTCAGAAAATTATTGCCAGTATTTATAGTGGAAAAGCATTAAGTGATATTCAAGATGATGATTTGTTATTGGGTACTAGACAAAAGATTACACCATATGGATATCAACTATTATTGTTAGGTGATAATTTACAAATTTTACCAGCCAATAATCCAAATCAACCACCTAATACTTCATATGAAGTACCAACAGAACCACCAGGAACTGTATTTTGGCATAGTGTATTAAACGTATATGGTGTAATAAGACCCGGAGTTAGTATGATAGCTTTAGAAAATCCATATCTAAGTACAGAAATCATGGGTACTATTGATTATGATCAATTTGATGATAGTTTGTTAACCTATAATATTGATCCAGATACTTTACCACAAAATACATTGGATCCAGTTGATAGTATTATTGATCCAACTCAAAAATATCCAGGAGAAGGTTTACCATCATCTATTTCTGGTCAACGTTACTTAATTGTTGCTGATATACCACATCAAATAACATATAATTCACTACCCAATGCTTGGCCTGGATTAACCACTGGCGCAATCGCTGGGTCTATTATTGAATATGATGGAACTGAATGGTTTATTAGTTTTGATACTACTCAAATACAAGTTATGCAATTTGTAACCAATTTAACTAGTGGTGTTCAATATCGCTATATAGCCGATCAAGGTTGGATGAAGAGTTATGAAGGTTATTATAACCAAGGTGATTGGCGTATTATAATATAATGAGTAAAAGACAAGTTAACGGCGTAGGAGTAATGTTTTGCGCTCAATCTACTGGACGACATTTATTTTTATTACGTAATGATAAGAATGTACATGTGTGGGGATTACCTGGTGGTAAAGTTGAACGCGATGAAACATTGTTAGAATCTTTACAACGTGAATGTCATGAAGAAATAGATTATTGGCCAGAACAAGCTAAGTTATTTCCCATAGAACAGTTTACCAGCGAAGATAAAAACTTTGTTTATCATACATTTTATTGTATGTTATCAGATGAGTTTATACCAACATTAAATAATGAACATATTGGTTATGCATGGGTAGATGGTAAAACTTATCCAAAACCATTACATCGTGGATTATTTGCTACATTGAATTATGATATCATTCAACAAAAAATAGATATAATTCAACAAGCCATTAAATGACAAAAGCCGCTTAAGCGGCTTTTTGTTGTCAGTACTATATTAAACTGTAGGTAACAATAGTATTGGATATAGTCCAGGTGGTGTTAATGAACCAGGTTGTGGAGCGGCATTAGCAGCAACAAAACTTGGATAGTATGCATCACCCAACTCTAAATTCACTGATGTAACTGGGCTATTAGTAATATTTCCTTGATCGGCAAAAGCCACACAGTATTCATTTGTAACAACAGCAAGAATAACATTTGCACTTGCCGCGTCTGTTCCAACAATTGTCATTTGACCAGCTGATACTGGAGTAAGACTATTGGTTACATAACAAATTCCTTGTTGTTCTGGATTTGCAACGTTAGCCACTAGATACTTATATGTACCTTTTTGACGAACAATATAACTTGCTCCGCTGGCATATTGACTAGGAGCATATTCAATATTAGCGGTAACTTCCAATGTATTAATAGTGGCTACATCACCACCAACGATACCAATATTACCGATTTCTGTCTGATTTGATATACCAATGTCAACAGTAGTTGTTTTTGCGATTTTTAGTGGGCGACCCATGTTATTTTCCTTATGAATTATAGAGTGTTACTCTGTTATATATATTTATCATTTTGAACCAAAATTACTAGTTCATGTTTGTAAATTTAGGAGTCATGAAAACCCATGTCATGGTACTAGGTCTAGACTCACAACATAGTAACATTTTATCACTATCACATAAATCAAAAAGAATGTCAATATAAGGATTTTTAGCACTTTGAGATATAGGATAAACATCATGAGTATCTTTAAATCTTTCTATAATTAAATCTGTAGTCCCAGATATATTACAATCATGACTTTCTACAATAACTGTAGATTTAATTAACTCTGGAATCAAATCAAAATCTAATAAAACTCGCTCATGACCTTCTACATCCATTATAATAAAAGGTCGTTCGCTTTTTTCTAAATAACTACGTATATTTTCAACAGAACAATCTGTATTAAATTGTACATTGTTTATATTATTTTTATTGGCATTTTCTCTACAAATAGAGATTGCCGTAGAGTTAATATCAAATAATACACATAATGTATTAGGAAGATTTCTTGCTATTCCCAATCCATAATATCCTTCCGCACACCCAATATTGAGAACAACATCAAAATTTTTAACTTTTGTTAACTGATCAATAACAGGATATAATTCATTTTCATAAATTCCTAATAACTTACCAGCCGTATCACCATCACCCCAACTAAATTTACGAACAATAGACATTCCAGTAAAGGGACCTTGATAAACTTTACCATTAGTTCTTTCGTAAATAATATCTAACAACTCAGTCTTACGTTGCCAACCCCATTGAATATAATTGTTTAATGCTTCGCTCATTGTACTAACTCCACCCAATATTTAATTACATTAGACCAATCATATAGTTTGGCATGTTTTTGTGTTTCCAGACATTTTTTACGATATTCTTCTGGATTATCTTTATAATATGTTAATAATTGTTCTGTTTCATTTAAGAAATGTTTTTCATCTATTGATACTGTATGACCAGTATTACCTGATTTAGATAACCATATTCCCACTGGTGTACTAATTACTAATTTACCAGCAGCACTGGCTTCTAATGCTGGTAAACCTGCTCCCTCTTCTGTACTAGCAATAATTACAGCATCAACTGTTTTATAATAACCTTGCATAGTTACATAATTGTTATGATATGTTACCGCTGGTTTAAGATCAAGATTAGTTCTTTGTGAAACTTCTTCAATTAACCAATAACGCTTGATATCTTTATGAATAGCATTATCACTAATAGTTCCGGAATAACCAATAGTTTTTAATTCTATACTTGGCTCACTAACAAATGATTCATAGTTAATACCAATTGGAACTACCATTGGAACTCTATCAATATTAAGTAATATACTTTGTTCAAGTAACCAATCACTAACTACACCATAATTATGTAAACGTTTTCTATTATCTGGAGAAAATATATTTAAATGATGTAAGTCACGAACTGCATGTGCTACTACTATACATTTTTCTGGGACAATACCAAATTTGTCAATCAATAAAGAAATACCATAAGGATTAGCAACAAAGTAATCAATATTGTCGCTTAATTCCTGAATTTCTTGTTTATTATAATTTATATTCCATGATAGAACAGTAGCGTTGACTTCATGTTCAAATAGATACTTAGTTAATTCATAATGAATTACACCGAAAGCCCATTCAGGCTCGGTGTAAAACACTATTCTTTTTTTTTACTTTCATCTACTCTGAGATGTTCAAGATGTGTAGGATATGCTTTGTATAACCAATCAAGATTTTCTCTTTCTGGATGATCTTGATACCAACCTTTTCCTTCATGAACATCTAATACCATTTGAAAATATTCTTCATACATAGGAGCAACTTTATCTAGTGTAAAGTTTTCGGCATAATCACGACAATTACGTGGATCAATCTTATCAATGTTTTTGGCTGCCCAAACAAATTGATCAAATGTACGACAACGATATCCAGTTACACCATGAATATTGTTTTCAACAAATGAACCCCAATCACATGTGATTGTTGGTGTTCCAGACATAAGTAATTCAACTTGAACTCCACCAAACGGTTCTATATATTGACTAGCAATAAAAGCACCTTTGGCATTAGACATTAAATCTTTACGTTTTTCAACGTCTGCGTATCCAACAAATTCTACATGTGGTGGGAATGTACGACCCTCAGGATTTTGACCAGCAATAATCAATTTAGCACCAATTTCGCCCGCTACTTGAACTGCAATGTCAACACCTTTGCCGCTATATACACGTCCTAAAAATAAGAAATAATCTTGTTTCTTTTCTTTAAATTCAAAATCATCTGGATCAAAATAGTTAGGTATAACTACATCATACCAATCTTGCTTACATGTACCAACTGCATCAAGACCATAATAGGCATGATAGATAGCATAACTTTCAAAAATCTTCCAACGTGCCCAATGACCACCTGCATATCCAATACCTGGTTCTACACAAATCAAATCTGGA